GGTGGTGGAAACACATCAAACGGTAAACCGGCTGGCGGCAGTGGTGGCGGCGGTTCAGGTGGTGATGCAGTTTCTACTACAGGCACAGCCGGAACAGCAAACACAGGCGGCGGTGGTGGCGGTGCAGGTACGCCTCTTGTTGCAGGAAACACAACAGGCGGAATCGGCGGCAGCGGCATTGTTATTGTGCGCTACAGCGGAACGCCAGTTGGATCAGTTACAGGAACAACAAATACCACTACACAAGCAGGTGGCTACACCTTCCACACCTTCTTAGAAAATGGAAACTTGGTGATGACATGAGCAAATACGCAGCAGAAATTATTGATAACACGGTAGTGCGCGTACTTGTTACGCCAACTGTTGCTTGGTGTCAGGAAAATCTTGGTGGTGAATGGATTGAATGCAAATTAGATGGAAGTATTCGCGGTTGCTATCCAGGCCCAGGCTACACCTATGACCAAGTAAACGATTTATTTGTACCGCCACCACCTGAACCGGATGGCCCACCGCGTTCGTGATCTACTTTGCCGTCATCATCGTGTCGTTGCTTGCCGGCTGTTCGCCTGTCAGCCGCATTGCCAACAACACCAACGAGATCCGTACCCAGGCTCAGTTGCTTGCCGACCACGGCATGGCAATTAACGACCCGGTAGTGGTGACAGGCGCGACTCGTATTGACACCCTTGCCGCAGGGATCCACGTTGCCCTAGGAGGCGTTGAGGACAAGACCCCTGCTTGGATGTCAATGCTGACATGGATCGCCGTAGCGGCGGTTGTGGTGGCAGTGTGCGTCATACTGTGGCAAACAGGCCTTGGGACATTTTTTCGCATTGCAATTGGCTGGTTGCCGCGCCGGCAGCGTCAGGACGCAGACCTTGCCGCAGGTATGCTTGACCCATCAAAGCCTGAGGATGCTCGCGAATATATCGCAGCCCGACGCGCCTCAGATCCATACTTCGACGCGGCCTTTAAGAAGGCACGGGCTAGCAAAAAGGAGACAGCGTAATGCTTGCAGATTTCTCATCATTGCTTGGTAGCGTTTGGGCGTGTGCTTTGTGCGGTTGCTTGGGCTTTGGAGCCGGATGGTTCATCAAAGGAAAGTACGGTCACAAACTATAATGGCAAAGATTCCCTTCAACGTACGGGCAGCGGCAAGAAATATTCACCTTGTTGACCTTGATTGTACGTCGAAGCAGAATGAATGGTGGTTCCTACTGTCCGGGGATCGCCATCACGACAACCCGCATGCCGACCATGCTCTTGAACTCAAACACCTAGAGATGGTAAGGAGCCGCAATGCTGGAATCATTGATGTCGGCGATATGCACTGTGCGATGGAGGGTAAGTTCGATCCTCGCCGCAACAAAGCGGGTATTCGTGAAGAGCATGCAATGGCTCCAGACTACCTCGATTCCTTAGTTCGGTACGCGTCAGACTTCTACGCCCCGTTCTCAAAAAACTTCATTGTCATTGGTCGAGGGAACCATGAGTCTGCAATCCTGAAGAACTGCGAGACAGATATCACCGAGCGCACATGCGAGCGGATGTCGCAGATATCAAAGGTCAAAGTCCACCCAGGTGGGTACGGAGGATGGGTTCGTTTCCTAGCCGAGATCGGTACGGAGCGATACACCCTTAGCCTCAAGTACTTCCACGGTGCTGGTGGCGCAGCGTTACTGTCGTTTGACACCCTGAAGATTAGACGCGCTGCGGCAGTCACCCCTGACGCTGACGTTGTGGTGCAGGGTCACGTTCACAAGCAGTGGTTCTTGCCGCTGTCACGCGAGCGGTTGGTGTGCGACAAAGGTGGGTGCAGGGTGGTGTCTGATCTGCAATACCACGTTCGAACGGGAACGTACAAGGACGAGTTCGATGACGGTCACGTTGGCTGGCACGTTGAGCAGGGGCGCGGCCCGGAAGTCATCGGCGCGGTGTGGATGAAGTTAATGCTTGCAAAGCAAACGATCAAGCCACACGGCGACCATCCCGGCAGAACCGCGTATCAGTTGACTCCCGAATTCACTCTTGCACACTGAGGTATCGCCATGCGTGTACGACTTGGTGGCAAGTACTGGACGCTGCGGTTCGTTCACAACATGCGCGACTACGGCGACATGGTTGACCCAGGTGTTGTGCGCGGTCGCATCATCCGCATTGCAACATGGCCGTGTGAGAAGGACAGACTTGACACCGTCATTCACGAAGCACTACACGCCGTGCGTCCTGAGTTAGACGAAGACGCTGTAGCCAAGACCGCTACCGATATCGCGCACTTGCTGTGGAAACTCGGCTACAGGCGCACAGAATAAAAAACCCCTACGCCGCAGTGTGTGGTGCTACGACGCAGGGGGAGAGGATCGGACAAGTTCAGTCTAGCGGATTCGCAGACTTGTTCCGCGTGGAAGCAGACGGCAACCCGCAATTTCAGCACCTGAGTCAAGTGCTGCGCGGATGGCATCCTTGTCAGGCTCACGGACAATTCGTACGAAGATCGGGTCAAGTGCAGACGGATCGTCTACCTCAAGCGACTGTTTGCCTCCCACGCCAACGACACTTAATTTGAAACGCGGCGTGTCAATCTTAAGTTTGCCCGTCTGCTGCATTGCCGCTTTCAAACCTTCCTTGAGGCGTGTTGCCAGCGCATCGTCAGCAGCAGCAAGCGCACGGATTCGAGAGGCTTCCTTGCCCCTCGACTCCGCTCGCATTTCAAGTTCCTTGATAAACCCTGCGTAAGACTCGGCCTTGCTTTCAAGCGCACCGTCAAGTCCCGCAAGGTGCTGATTCAGCGCGTCCTGCGCTTCGGGACTGTCAATGCCCCCATCAAGAACTGCGTCCAAGATACCTTGCATTTCGGTTGTTATGGCGTAGAGCGACATTAGAAAGGAACCTCCTCTTTCACAGCCTTCACGTTGCCGAGGCAGCGCATGATCTGCAAGGTGTCACCGATACGCTCAACGTCGAGTGTGATGGAGTTGCCAATAGTGTCACCTAGCAACTTGGCGTACTCTTCCACGCTGGTCGCGATCCAAGCGACACCATGCTCTCCCTCAGCCTGAATAGCGTAAGGCTTGCCTGGTCGCGCCACTACGCGCAGGATCTTGAACACCCCCGCGTACTCTTCGGGGTACGCATCGGCAACGATCCTGTCCTTGACAGGCTCTGCCTTGGCAGGTGCTGCCTTTGCAGGGGGCGCAGATGCCTTGGGAGCAGCCGGAGCCGCACCCTTGGCTTCGGTTGGCTTGAACGTCTTGCGAGGCTCAGGGCGGTCATTGCGGTCGCCGCTGCTGCCGGCGTTGCCGTCATCGTCCTCCTCGCCGACAATCCCGGTGATGGCTGCGAGTGAGTATCGGCGCAGGTAGGTGATGCTCGACCCCAACTGCTGCACCGTTGCACGGTCGGGCAAGGCAGACCAAATCGTTTCGGCCATCCATTCTCCGCTTGAGTGCAGCAAGGTAGTGGTCACGCCAACCGAACCGCCGTCATTACTGACAGTTTGAACTGCGCTGATACCGTGCGCTGCAAGTGGTGCGCGTACCGCGTTAATGATCGCACCTAGACTGGCGTACCGTGACTTGAAGTGCGGGTTGACCGCGTCCAAGTTGGGGTTCTTGATGCTGCCGTTTGCCGCCGCTAATGCCTTCGCCAACTCTCCGATTGTTTCGCTACGTTGCAAAGTAAAGTCCTCTCTAGTGACTACGCGGAACGCCGCGCACGACTGACACAATATGTGTCAATGTGGTGACTATACCACTTGACAACCTACTGTCAATGGGTAATGTAAATGGAAATGCGAGATTCAGCAGTATTCCCGTACGCCTTTGTGGCGACAAGACTTACGACCTGCGAGTCATCGGCGTAGATAACGCCCGTAAGACCATCAAGAACTGCCCGGCACAATTTGTCAATGTCTCCAATTCCTTTGCCTGGGTGGGTCGCCGCGCCGGCGCGGAGTACGCCCTTTGCGTTGTAGTGGCTTGCCGGCCGCACAAACGTGAACGCGATTGACACTCCTACCGTCCCGTTTGTTGGCACATCAACCCACGCTGCTCGCGCTGCAAGGGCTACGGTCGCTCTGTAAGGCTTCACGCGAGCGCAGGACTCTACGAGGGCAATGCGTCCACCTCGCGACCTGAACGCCTTCTTGCTGCCCTGCGGAGCGGCGACACCAGGTACGCGGAACTCAATCATCATCGGTTCCACGCGCCTTGTATCGGTTGGCTATCTCGCGAGCAAGTTCAAGCCGCAAGTATTTGATTTCTTCAGACGCTTCAAGTAGCAGCGGATCGGTTGACTCGGAGGTTGCAATGCGGTCAACGATGTCTTCGACCTCAATCATCCTTCCCCCTCATACATAACTCTGTCAAGTTTTTCAACAAATTTACTTCTGATTGTTTCCCTTAAACAGTCGCTTTCCGCTTGCGCCTTTGCAAGTTTTGCTTCAAGCAATTTGATTTGTAGTTCAAGTAATAAAACGTCCCTGCCGGGGGAACGCCCCCCAGCAAGAACGCCGCAAAAACCATCGTCAGGAGTTGGCATTGGCAACCTTGGCTTTATGCCGGCTACCACGCAACACGCGAGACACAGCACCTGTTGACACGCCGTACTTCACAGCAATGTCAACCTGTCGCATTCCCGCTTCCTTGTCAGTCCGAATTCCCTCAACAATATATGGCAGCATCTTCTTCATGTGATTCTCCGGTTAATGATGTTAAGCAATTGTCTGATCTCAAACCCTGCCGCTTTGTGGTCGAACTTTGCGCCTGATTCTAACGCCCCGCCAATCACACCAAGCATCTTGCAATGATGCTGAATGTCCCTGATCTGTGCGCGTAGTTGCGTAACGACTAGGCCGCGTTCGTTCAATAGAGTTTCGTAATAGCCTGGTGTTGGTGTACTCATAGTCCGTCCTTGTGTCTTACGATTCGGTACTTCTGTTCAGCCCTGATGCTGACCCTGATCCTGTCGTTGATTTCAGACCCCTGCACCTGTGCGTAAATCTGTGCGATTTGGTTGCCGTCCTCGTCATTGATGATGACCGAGTCACCCCATTTGCGGAGGGTCACGGTCAAACAGCCAAGTGGTAATTTACGAGACATATTTGATCTTGGTTGAAGGTTCACACTTGGTGATAAAGTTGACACACTTGTTAAGCAATTCGTCGCGCACGGATTCAATGGTGTCATCCGGGTCGCGGACACACAGGCTTGTAAACCTTGTTCCCTCAATCCCCGAAGGCGTTGAACTGACGAGGTACACGGATGACCGCCAGTACTGAAACACGGGGTTGCCATCACCCTCGTCAACGCGGTGCAGCATGGGGTCGCCAGCAACAATAATCATTGCTGGCAAGCCGACATGCTTTGCCAGCCCCTCCCTGATGCCGCGCTCGTTGAGGAACGCAGGGATGCCTGTTGCGTGTTTCCATGAAACGTCTTCCATCACAGGCCGCGCCCATCGGTTGTCATCGTCTTTCATGTTGCCATCCCAAACAAGGTTGTTGGTATCGGTAATGTCCACACACGCGCTGCTCGGCCTGACCGTGTTGGTCGCTTACCGTCAGCAACAATCAATCCATCGTTCATCAGGCTGTTGACACACGCGCTGCAAGTCTGATGTGTCAATGACAACCGAATTTCAAGTTCGTCGCAAGTGCCTGGTTGTTGAGTAATCGCGTCAAGCACTAAGGCGTTAAGCGTTCCAAGGCGCGGTTGAATGTCTGACCAGGCTGCGTCTTGTGTATCCCACCGCGTTGTTTGCCGGCGGGTAGTGCGCGGTTCGTTGCCGTCTGCTGATCGTTTCATTGTGTCCCCCACAGTGTGACGTTTGGAACTGACCATTGAGCAGCCATTGCGTTTGCAATACCTATAAATGTTTTGCTGCGAGCGGTGCTGCGTTCTTCCTTTGAAAGTGACCAAGCATCTGCGTACCACTTTGCCATTCTTTTTCCACTTGGAAATGTTACAAATTCCCCCCTTGAAACAACATTGGTTGGCACTAACTTTGGAAGGTTCTTGAGCCATAGACAAGTAGTTTTTTCCGCTTCGTGTCCAAACTGCCAGGGATGAATGATTTGATCTGGCTTCCGAATGAATGATGAAATAACACTAACCGGGTTTTCAATTGCAATCTGTTCAATTGGTGCTGCCATTAGTTGTTTTACAAATTCAATGGCTTGCAGTTGTACGCCACTCTCTTGCTTATTTTTGAAATGCCTTGCGCCAGCCACAGATAAATGAGTACATGGTGGATGTGCAACCATTATGTCCCATCCATCATTGATAATGTCAAAGACGCTTCCTGTGTAGTGGTTGCCTGGCTGCTCTGATTCTTTGAGGTCGCACGACATGGCAAAGTGTCCAAGGTTTGCAAACGCGTCACGAACTGCTCCGCTACATTCACATGCGACTAGCACTCGTAGTTGTTTCATGCGTCCTCCGGTGGTCGATCTGCAATGTACTTGCGTACCTGCTCCGCGTCTTCAATGGCTGCGCGTACTTCGACCATTGGGAAGTCTGACGGAACAATGTCTTGGTCAGTCAACTCAACGTCATCAAGCGCAATCTCAAGAATGTTCCAAGAGATCAATTCCCAGCCATGCACCCCGGTGGAATACCCGTCCCTGTGATGATGCCAATGCACTTCAAGCGTTGCGGTGACAACGTGTTCGCTGAGGTACTCCGCAGCCCGGTCATCGGTAACCCATTCGGACAGAACGTCAATTTGCATGATTTGCTTGGTCACAGAGTCACCTCCGTGTCGCGATGAGCGCAAAGAAACGCGGCTTCGGCGGCGTAGATTTCGTCAATGCAAGCGTCAAATGCAAACTCGTTGTCAACGTCAACGCAAGCGCGTTCGTTGTGTGCGCGAATCACGCGCTGGCTAACGGCATCGTTGATTTCGCGAGCGGCTGCGACAAGAACGTCACAGTAGATACGAGCGAGGTGCGGGTTGGTTTGTGCGTCAGTAACGGTAACTTTGAACTTGGTAGTCATTGTCAATCCTCTCAAATTGAATGTTTATAATCCGAAGGTGTCGTCCGCGCCGTCGGCGGTGTTGTCAATGTCGTTTACCCAGTGCGGAGTGTTCAATGACCGTTGCAAGTTGAACCACGACTTGCCGTCACATTGCTGTGCGCTGTATCGATTCATGTTGTCAACGTCTTGCGCTGCAAATCCGACAACGGTTCCAACATGGCAGCAGGTCGCGTAAACAAAGTTTGGTGCGGTTTGTTGACGTTGAATTGAACTGTTAATGGTGTCAACTTGGTAGACGTTGTCGCCTACGCGGACAAAGTCACACAAGTGTGGAAACCCATTTCCGATGTCAGCAATGCGAATTGAAACTAAGATTTGTGGCATGTGTCAGTCCTCTCAAACTAGTTGCGTTTGTCATCGGCCGCGCCTTTGATTTCAGTACTCTACGACAAGGTATATCGTCACGCAAGGGGTAGTACATGAGTTTGTTGACAGATTTCTGCATAATTGCAGTTTCCTAGTTACAAACACGCATGAAATAAATTGACAGACGCGTCATGTATAGTGCCGGCGCGGAGATGTGGGTGAGACTCCCACTTGCGACGAGGCACAAGGCCGCAAGGTACGCCCCTCGTTTCCCAGGCAATGGGGTAACAGAACCTACCGACGGGACAGGGCGCGGCAACGCGCTGCTGTCTGCATAAACCTATGAATAAGTTGAGCCTTTATGCAGATTGACGTAGTTTGGTAACCGTGTCGATGCGGTCAGCATTCCAATTTGACCTGTGTTTCCTGCTCCGGAAACAAACACGGCGCGGATCTTTCGATCAACGCGCCGCGCTTCCGGGGGCTTGAGTATACCAAATAGAAGCGGAGCAAACCGAAGTCTGCTCCGCTTCGTGCGCTTGCATCTTTCGCACTGGGTGCTTATGATGCGGACGCTAATATTCCTGCGCGGTCGCATTCTACCGAACCTGACACAAGTGTCAAGAATGCTGCAAACAGATCCCGGCACGGTAGGGGATCAGGGATGAAAGACGCGGGAGCCTGACTCTACTCCGCGCCGGCCTACGGGCTGCGCTCCTCAATGCGGTAAGCGGTTGGCTGATCTCCCAACGAAATGGTAAGACGCATTGCATGGGAAACCTCGCACGGCTCCGGCTGGGCTGAACCCTTTGACCTCACGAAAGTGGGGTCATGGTATTCCTGCACTTCCAGCCGGGCTGCACAGGTTCGGGATTGAAAGAGATTTGAAAAATCTCGTCCTTACCTTCTGAACTACAGACCCGCTCTAGCACCGGCATTGAGCCTCGCTGAAATCAAAAAAAATCACGCTGTATGCACGTTGTTGTGACATGCATAGATTTGCGCGAATCTTGATACATGTCTATACTCTCGCGTATGACAACAATCACATGGATGGACAACCGGAAGTTGATGGATGAACTGTGGCCGAAGTGGAGACTTGAGCCTGTATTGTCGAGCATCTTGAACGAGAAGTGGGGTGAACTGCATCAGGACAAACTGCACAGTTGCATTCGCCAGCACCGTTTAGTGCGCGACTCAAAGCCTGATATATCAGCGATACACAAGGCGTATTGCGCTCTCATCCCACAGAACCTGGTAGGTGAGCGCGAGGTTGAACAGACCCGCAACGACCTTGAACGATGCACTCCGATCAGCGCAAAGGAGTTTGCTGAGTGGGATGTGTGGGCTGAAGCGATGCTGAAAAACGTGACCGACGCGGAACTTGAGCAAGTGCGCGAGTTCATTGGTCATGTACCGGAGTCGCGCCGAATCCTTGCCGTAGCCGTGGAACATGTCCGCAAGCCATCTGTGAGATACGCATGATGTACCCAACCACCCGCAACAAGGCCAGGATTGTGCGAGCAGTCATGTACCTAGAACATGAAGGCTTTACCGTTGGCCAAACAAAGACAGGGTTTGTCGCTGTTGACGATGACGGCATTGTCATTCAAGCAACCCCGTACCGCACCAGCGCACAGATCTTTCATCCCGTACTCAAGATCTATCGTGAGGAATATGCGCTATCCCTGCAAGAAATCTATTGGTTCACCGAAAAACTGTCATTGTTGACAGAGTGGGCAAAGGATCCAAACGCCAAAGAGCCTGGTCGCGTTTTGTCAGTTTCCCGCAGACCCGTACCCTCACGCCAAAGAACCGCATGATCCATACGCTTTGTGCCGTACCAATTGCTTTGATCTTCCTTGCCGCCTGTGGGGTGTGGCTATGGTTCTTTGACGATTCATCTCCGACTCGCAGACGCTCGGACTACGAATGAGACACACCAACCTACCAAACCATTTCTATGTGCAAGTTGACAACCAATTCCTTGGCCCGAACATGCCAGCCGGCACAACGCCAGGTATGTGGCATGCGATTTACGCTCGACCCGGTCAGTACTTGTCTTGCCATGTGATCCTCGCGTCAGGAGCGCACTGGTCAGGCTTACCGCTACACGCGCTGTCAACGACCGATTCCTTTGACCCTGATTTTGATGACTCCTCGCAGCCGTGGGGAGCAATGGGAAACAACATCGAAGCCGTGCAATTTAAGGCACTTGAAGGTTTGACTGTCAACGCGTTCCGCGCCGAGGTGTCAGGCATACACACAGGTATTGTTATTGATTGGGCTGATGGTTACTCGCAGTACCCCGCAGAACACAAGCCACTCAGCCTAATCATTGCTGACGCAGGTTATTTCTTGTTGTTGCCCAACAATTACTTCACTGTCAAGGACAAGCACTTTGTTGACACCAAGAAGTACGTTGATCAAATGAAATTCTATAAACGAGGCGATCTCGTATATTGGGAAACTGATTGACTTATATACTGACGTAGATGACGATAAACACTTACGACGAATTTAAAACGCATATCCGCGAGACACTTGAGTCGCAAGGATCTACACGCGGGGAACTTGCGATTGCAATGGATAAGGCAGGGATACTCCGAGCGCACACGGTGAGGTGCTTGCTTGGTACGCCTGGTACGGTGATCGGTAAACGAAAGCCAGCATTTGACTCTGCGCTTGCTATTGCCGGCGCAGCAGGGTTCGACATCGTCCTGCGTAAACGCACATGATCACTAAGCGTATAGCCATCGTCGCTGTCAATGAAGACGGCTATCGCATCGGGCAATCGCATCACAACGCAAGAATCTCAGATTATGCAGTACAGTGCATAAGGGACGCACGGGAGGAAAGAGGGCTTTCCTACGGCAAATTAGCGTCAATGTTTAAACTATCAAAGTCCACCATACAGAAATTATGCAACTATGAAAGACGCGCCCAAATCCCTCGCGCTTACAAAAAAGTCACCCAGTACCTCTGTGATCAAACGACCAGTGGGACGGCCGCAGCGCACCGGAATCATGAACAACCCCAAGGCACTTGAGGTTCTCCAGTGGCTTGCAAACGGGGGAACACTGCTTGAGTTTGCCAAGATTACGGGCAACCCATGCGTTGCAACTGTGCATCAATGGAAAGACGAAGACGAAGATTTTAGTAGACTTTATAAGGTCGCGAGGGACAAAGGCCAGGAAGCAATGCTTGAGGAGTGCAAGACCCTGTGCGACACAGAGCCTACAGACGCAGTACAAGCCGCTTGGAGGCGTTTGCAGGTCGATACCCGGATGAAGTGCCTTCGGATGTGGAACCCCGCTCGGTGGGCAGAGCGCGTTGACATGAACCATTCCGGTGGCATTAGCCTGATGGTGGCAACAGGCGTACCGGAGCGGTAATGGCTCGCACCGTCAGTTTGCAGTACAAGCCGCGAGCATGGCAACGGACATGCCATGTCAGTAAGCGCAGGTTCACAGTGCTTGCCCTGCACCGTCGCGCTGGCAAGACCGAACTTGCCATCATGGAGTTGATTGACAAGGCGATCCGATTCAAACAAGAACTCGGCCTGTTCTTCTACATTGCCCCGTTCCTGAAGCAAGCCAAGGCTATTGCTTGGGCGCGGCTCAAACAGAAACTTGCGCCACTCCTCATGGAGAACGCGATTGACATTAACGAGGGCGACTTGCTTGTCACGTTCAAGCACAATGGGTGCGTCATTCGTATATTCGGTGGCGACAACCCCGACGCAATGCGCGGTGTGCGCCTCGATGGATGCGTGATTGACGAGGTGTCACAGGTCAAACCGGAGGTGTGGAACGACATCATTCAGCCGGCGTTGTCTGACCGTCAGGGCTGGGCAATGTTCATCGGCACACCGTCAGGTATCAACCTGTTCAGCGAGTTGTACTACCGCGCACAGTCGTTGCCTGATTGGAACGCCGCTCGGTACACGGTCTACGACACCCAGGCAATTGATCCCAATGAAGTCGAACGCCTGAAGCGCGACATGCCTGAGACTGCGTTTGCTCGCGAGTACCTGTGCGACTTTGCCGCCGCTGGCGATGACCAGTTGATCAGCCTGTCTGACGCTGAACTTGCAGCAAGCCGCGAATATACGGACAAGGACATTGAAGGGTCACCCCGCATCCTTGGCGTTGACCCTGCACGATTCGGTGATGACCGCAGCGTCATTGTCAAACGTCAAGGATTGATCATGTTCCCGCCTCTTGTGTACAGGGGCATTGACAACATGGAACTTGCCGCTCGCGTTGCATCGGTCATGGAATCCTGGGAGCCGGACGCGGTGTTTGTTGACAGCGGTGCAGGTGCAGGAGTGATTGACAGACTTCGCCAACTCGACTTTGATCCCATCGAAGTGCCGTTTGGTGGCCGCGCAATTCAGCCCGATCAGTTTGTCAATCGACGCACCGAGATGTGGTGGGGCATGAAGGAATGGATTGAGCAGGGTGGAGCAATACCGAATGACGTTCAATTGAAGCAAGAGATGGCAACGCCTGTGTATTGGTTTGATCAGGCTGGTCGCAAGGTGCTTGAGTCAAAGGACGAGATCAAGAAGCGTTTGCAAGGTGGCGCATCACCTGATCTTGCCGATGCGCTTGCGTTGACGTTTGCATATTCGGTTCGTAAACGATCCTTATTTGACAAGTACAAGCGCAAGTCAACTGCGAACGAAGAGTATGACCCATACAAACACGTTGTCTAGTACCCGTATGCACGGTGTAGAGGGCTAATTTATGCTGACGATTCGCCGCGCAACAATTGACGATGTGGAGGTTCTTACGCATATGAGTAGGCAATTCCACAACTTCGCGCCACACGCAGCGATGATCAACGCAACCGACACGGAACTGGAAGCCGCGATCCACGCGCTCATGGAACATGGGTGTGTGTTCGTCGCTGACCTCGGTGGCGTAGTCGTTGCCATGCTTGGCGCAATCATCAACCCCATTTGGTTCTGCCCCCGTGTCAAGATGGCGCACGAACTTGCATGGTGGGTCAACGAAGACGCACGAGGTAGCCGGGCAGCAATCCTTCTTGTCAAGGCTTACGAAGCGTGGGCAAAGGAACAAGGCGCACAGGTCGCCACAATGTCAGACCTGATGGTCAACACCACCGTGGAGCGGATGCTCACTCGGATGGGATTCCAGGCAAGCGAACGAACATACGCAAAGGAACTGTAATGCCACTATTTACATCAGTTGGACTTGCTCTTGGAGCATCAGCAGCAACCGCGGCCGCAACCGGAGCAGCAGCAATTGGAGCCGGCGCAGCCGCTATTGGAACGGGCGTATCTGCCGCATCTGCAATGCAGGGTCAACAGGCGCAGCAAGACGCTGCTCGCCAACAGAAGAAGGCGCAGACCCAGGCAACGGCAGCAGCAGCCTCCCAGCAACGCCAAAGCGAGATGGCAATCAATGCCGCCAACCGCCGCTCACCCGATGTCAGCAGCATCATGGCGGGTGCATCAAAGGCAGCAGGTGGTGGTGTTGGCGGAACAATGCTTACCGGGCCGGCAGGTGTTGACCCGAACTCGCTCGCGCTCGGACGCAGTTCGCTGCTAGGTGGATAAACATGAGTCAATACACTGGCGACAACAACTCGTACGAAAACGCTCCAACACGCGACAGGCTGTTTACGCGGTGGGGTCAACTCAAGTCTGAACGTGCGTCTTGGTGGGCGCACTATCAGGAGTTGACAACCTTCATCCTCCCTCGCAATGGTCGATACTTCACGCAAGACCGCGACAAAGGATACCGCCGGCACAATGCCATCTACGACAACACAGGGACTCGCGCCCTACGAACTCTCGGTGCAGGGATGATGGCTGGTGCAACTTCGCCGGCGCGGCCGTGGTTTCGACTCGGAACCGCCGACCCTGAGTTGAACTCCTACCAGCCAGTTAAACTGTGGCTTGATGATGTCACGAAGCGCATGCAGTTGGTCTTTCAACGATCCAACACCTATCGCGCATTGCACGGAATGTACGAGGAACTTGGGACATTTGGTACGGCCGCCTCGATTGTGCTGCCGGACTTCAGTAATGTCATCCACCAGTACCCCGTGACTTGTGGCGAGTATTGCATTGCCACGGACTATCAGGGTCGCGTTTGCACCCTGTACCGAGAATTTGAAAAGACCGTCAGCGAACTCGTCAAAGAGTTTGGCTACAAGAACTGTTCAACAAGTGTGCAGAACCAATTTGATAGGGGTTCCCTTGACCAATGGATCACCATTATTCATGCGATTGAACCTCGCGCTGACCGCGATCATTCAAAGCGCGACAACAAGAATATGCCGTGGGGTAGTTGGTACTTCGAAGTTGGAGGAGAACCAAACAAGTTCTTGTCCGAGAGTGGATTTGCTCAATTCCCATGCCTTGTCCCTCGCTGGTCAACCGTTGGGGGTGATATCTACGGGAACTCGCCTGGCATGGAAGCACTGGGTGACATCAAGCAACTGCAACACGAACAACTACGCAAGGCGCAGGTCATCGACTACCAGACGAAACCGCCGCTGCAAGTCCCGGCGAACATGAAGAACCGCGACGTTGAGATGTTGCCTGGTGGTATCACGTTTGTCGATGGTGTCAACTCAGGGATCAAGACTGCGTTTGAGGTCAACCTGAACCTACAACACCTGCTCGGCGACATTCAAGATGTGCGCGAGCGCGTTCGCGGGTCGTTCTACGCTGACCTGTTCTTGATGCTTGCCAACGCCACCGACACCCGCATGACGGCGACCGAGGTGGCAGAGCGGCATGAGGAGAAACTGCTGATGCTTGGACCTGTGCTTGAGCGTCTGCACAACGAACTCCTTGACCCGCTCATTGACATCACTTTCACCCGCATGGTTGCAGCCGGCATCGTCCCGCCAGCACCGCCCGAACTGCAAGGCATGGACTTGAGCGTTGAATTTGTGTCAATGCTTGCCCAGGCTCAACGCGCCATCGGAACCAACAGCGTTGACAGATTTGTTGGGAACCTTGGTCAAGTCGCCACCTTCAAGCCTGATGTGCTTGACAAGTTTGACGCTGACCAGTGGGTTGACTCGTACTCCGACATGCTTGGTGTTGACCCAAGTCTGATCGTTGCTGACAAGCAAGTGGCACTAATCCGCGACGCACGCAACAAGGCGATGGCCGCAAAGGAGCAGGTCGCAGCAATGCAGCAGCAGAGCGAAACCGCCAAGAATCTTGCACAGGCTCCGACTGGCGGCGGTCAGAACGCGCTCATGGATGTGATGAACCAATTCTCAGGGTACGGATCACCGTCACCTTCTCAGGTGTAGTACCCGTATTGTGAATAACGCTCGCTAAATTTATCCAATGAGCAACTATGACCCGCTCGACATCCGTGGACAGGAGCGCACGAAAGCAGAACGCGATCTGCGCGACAAACTGTCCAAGGAAATCGAGGAATCGGATATCAAGTGGTTGATGAGTAGCAAGCGAGGTCGCCGGTTCTTGTGGCGACATCTAGATCAGGCTGGAGTATTTAGGCTTAGTTTCAACACCAATGCAATGGCAATGGCCTTTGCAGAAGGAAACCGGAACTTTGGACTGCGTACCCTCGACATGATCCACTCGCTTTGCCCGGAGTTGTACCCAACGATGGTGAAGGAACACAATGGCAGACACACTGACAACGACAACAGCAACAACCAATGACACTGCTGTCGCTGACGCTGCACCCAAGAGCGATGTAAGCATTGCTGACGCGCTCTACGGTGGCAAGGCAACTGAAGGACAGGAACAGCAAGTTGCGGATGCAACCAAGGCTGTCGAACCCGACGCAACAAAGGTTGACGCTCCACAGGGCGCACCCGAAAAGTACGAATTCAAAGCCTCTGAAGGCAAAGCATTCGACGCAGAAGTGCTGACCGCATTTGCTGATGTTGCAAAGGAATTGAACCTGACCCAAGATGCTGCACAGAAGGTACTTGACCGCATGGCTCCAAAGATGGAGGCGCGTCAAGCCCAGCAGATCGAAGCACTTCGTACACAATGGGCTGACAGTTCAAAGGTTGACAAGGAGTTTGGTGGAGACAAACTCACCGAAAGCCTGTCAACCGCGAAGAAAGCACTCGACCAGTTCGGGACACCTGAACTTCGATCACTACTAAACGAATCCGGTCTTGGAAATCACCCGGAGTTCATCCGGTTTATGTTCCGAGCGGGTAAGTCAATTTCCGAAGACCGCTACGTTGGACAGGCAAACGGTGCAGCCCCTACACAGGGACGGCCGCGAGACTTCGCCAGCCAAGCAGCCTTCCTTTATTCCAAACAGTCCTAATTTATAAGGAAACACTCACATGGCAGTAATCGCAAATAGCAATAGCAATCTAACACTCGCCGACTGGGCGAAGCGTTTAGATCCAAACGGTACCGTTCCAATTATCGCCGAACTTCTGTCGCAAACCAACGAAGTCCTT